CTTTTTCTTTTTAACTCGCTTAGTGTAAACAAGAAAATGATAGTTGCTTTTGTGATATATTGTTCCTCCGTTCTTTTATAGTACAACCCTTTGGTGTTTTCGTTGCTGCCTTTTTGCCAAGCACAGTAAGGATCTGCGAAGTATACATCACATTCTAATTGATTCTCTAGTTCCTTATAACCAGAAAATTCTTTGCCTCTGTCGCACGTTATCGTTTTAACGTAGTCTTTTGGATACTGCGATAATATTTCGATAATAGCTCTTGTAACGTTCTCTTGCGTGCGGTCAGGGAGTAACTTAGCTATGTAAATGCGCGATTTTCGTTCAAGTAAAGTAACGAAACAATACTTACTCTTTCGGGTATGACCAACTCTCCCTGACTCTACTGTATCTGCTTCCCAGTGTCCTATCACTTTTCGTTTGTGGACGTCTTTGGGTCTCTTTTTGATGGTTTTTCCAATATTAAATCTACCCCGAGTCTCCTGGGGACGCTTGAATTTTCCTTTCCTTCTTAGCTTTGTCATATCTCCCTTTAAAATCAGGCACTCATGAATCCATCTGTAAATTGTAGAAAACGATGGACATCCCTCGATACGATCTTTCTCTCGCTTTGATATTTGCTCAGGTGACCATCTTTCATTCAATTTAGATTCAATATAGTATTTGATTTCCTTAGTGATTTTTTTAGGTCTATGACACTTATTTCGTCTTAATTCGTATTTGTTTTGTGCCGCTGTTGGATGATATCTATTTCGGTTCTGATAACTGTTTCTTTTGAGTTCTCTAGATATCGTCGATGGATCTCGCTTTAATGCTCTTGCGATTTCGCGAATTTTCATTCCCATTTGCTTGAATTGAAATATACACGCTCGTTCTTCTATGGTAAGATGTTGATAGTTCATAGTTTCTCCTTATCTTGTTTGTTTGGTCACTTACATTATAAGAGATTCTATGAACTTTTATATTTTTATTGTGTGTTGCACTTGTTATACTAATCTATCAATAAAAAAACAATGTTTGAATTGAATTATTCATTTCAACTAAACATTGTTAATTTACAGTTACTTTTTCTTCTTGTAGTTAAGTAATAAATTGAGAATTGAGATCAATAAACTTATTAAAGAAATCACTACTCTTAGAGAATCTAGACTCACAGCATTTCACCTTTTTCTAGAGGTTATGCATTGATAAAATAAAAAGCAATGCAAAAATTTAACTTTGCATTACCCGACATACCTTTTTTTACCTAGTCAGTTTCTAGTTCTATGTCCGACGTTTTTACCTCTGTCGATGAGTAGTGATTTCTTTCGAGTTTGACCTGTTCTCTCAGTTTAAAAGCCTTTTACCTGTATGGTCAGTTTCTTGGTAATATTTAGAGTTATCCTCTACTGATATTATACTAAAAATACTACATAAAATCAAATATCACTATACTGAATAAGCGAGGTAATAAGCTATATGAATAAAGTGAAAGTTGAATATGAGCGACTTCGGTCGCTTTTTTCATCGGTTGATGAAACAAAAACAAAACTTGTAGATAACTTGATTCAACAAGCAGCATTTATGAAGGTTGAACTTGGAATCCTTCAGGACCAAATAAGAAAGCATGGTGCTGTTCAAGTATCAACCAAGGGAACTCAAAGACAAACTGAAGCAGCTAAGTATTATACAAAACTAGTGAATTCATATGGTACAATCATCAAAACACTTAACTCCATCATGGGTAAAAACATTATTGATGAAGATGATGAGTTTGACAAGTTTATAGGCAAAATCTCAGAATGAACCATTTACTTAAATATTATGATGAGATTCAAAAGGGTAAAATAAAAGTAGGAAAAGAATTATTAACAGTCCTTGAATTACTCATTAAAGATATAGATAACCCAAGATATAAATTTGATGAAAAGCCTGGCAATGTTAGAATCGAGTTTATTGAGACCTTCTGCAAACATACGAAAAGTCCATTTAATGGTGAACCATTTATTCTGGAACTATGGGAGAAAGCAATCCTTCAGGCTGCTTATGGATTTAAGATGGCAGATACTAATCTACGAAGATTCAATGAAGTAATTCTACTTATTGCTAGAAAGAATGGTAAGACAACATTTATTGCAGGCATAGATCTGGCAGAATTCTTTCTATCAAAAGGTGGTGTCGATATTGTATGTGCTTCTAATACATCAGAACAAGCAAACATCTTATTTGATGAAATTAATAACATGAGAGAAGGTTCAAAAGCTCTATCAAATGAAAAAAGAAGTAAAAAGAATATCTTTCACATTTACTCACCAAAAACCAAGAACAAGATAAAAAAACTATCTGCACAATCAAGAAATAAGGATGGTTATAACATTGAGGTTGGTTGTATTGATGAAGTTCATGAAATGACGGATTCAAAAGTGTACGATGCCATCAAACAAAGTCAATCAACTAAAGAAGAGCCTTTAATATTTATCATTACAACTGAAGGTAATACAGTAGGTGGTTTCTTAGATAGTAAACTTGATTACGTTAGAAAGATGATCAAAGGGGAGATCGACGATGAACGATTACTTCCCTGGTTATATACTCAAGACTCAATTAATGAAGTTTATGAGGATAAAAGTTCATGGCAAAAAAGTAATCCGAGCATCGGGACTGTTAAGACATATTCATACTTAGATGACTTGATGAATAAATCTAGGCATGACTTAGCAACAAGAGTAACGATGCTTTGTAAAGACTTTAATATTAAGCAATTAGAACAAGGATCATGGTTAACTTATAATGATCTAAATAATGAAGCTACCTATGATATCAATGAGCTAAGAAATAGTTACGCCATTGGAGGTGTTGACTTATCATCAACCACCGACCTTACAGTAGCACTCTTATTGGTAATCAAAGATGGTAAGAAGTATGTTATCCCACAATTTTTTATGCCGAGTGAAGTTATTAAACGTAGGAAAGAAGAAGATAACGTACCTTATGACATCTGGGTTAAACGAGGTTTAATTACAGTAACTGAAGGTAATCAAAATGATTTCACACTTGTAACACAGTGGTTTCTAATGATGATTAGAACCTATGAAATCAGACCACTTTGGGTTGGGTATGATCCATGGAATAGTCAGTACTGGACTAAAGAAATGGAAGATTTAGGTTTTGAAATGGAAAAAGTCAGACAAGGGATATATTCCTTATCAGAACCAATGAAGCAATTAGAAGCAGATCTAAAAAACGATAATGTGATCTACAATAATAATCCAATAATGAAATGGAACTTATCTAATACCCAAGCTAAGATTGATATCAACGGAAACATTCAGCCATCAAAACTTGGAAGTAAGTATAAAAGGATTGATGGAGCTGTAGCACTTATTATTGCCTATGCAGTTCTTAATCGATATAAACTTGAATATGAAAACATGTTATAATTGCTTTAAAGAATAGGTGGTAATCATGGATAAACAAGTAGATTTTAAGAATTTTACAAAGTTAGACCTAGATAATTTAATAAGTGTTGCATTTCCATTTCATGTTGCTCTATTAGGTGAGGCGATAATTGGTTATTTTATGCAAGAATATTTGAAGTCCATTTCTGTCAAGGTTGAGAAATATCAAGTGTTTCAATCTAGTATATACTTTGAACACGCACATCTTACTATTTATAAGTTGCTACTTGATCAATCAGGAAAATCATCTTTAAATATACAAAAACTAATCAGCATTTTAATTGATCTTGAATATAATCCAGATAAGAATGATGACTTACAAGAGTTAAGAAAAGAAATTCAAGCAAATGTTATCAAAAAGTATGAAGGAGTTTTAAATCATGTTAGAACTTTTCGAAATAAGCTTCATGCCCATATAATTGTAATGCCTATTGAAGAAAAGCCTAAATTGAGTAATGACTCAAATATCTATTACAAAGACTTGATGCCATTGATAAATGCGACAATAGTGTATTACATAAAACTCATGACTATTTTAGGTTTTAACCATGATTTAAATGAGTATATCGATTTAGATAAGACTATTAGAAATAGACTTGAAATACTGCTTGGTCGATATAAAAATGCTTAACAATCGGAGGTCAAAATGGCCATATTTAAACGAAAGAAAAAACAAGGCTCAGCTGAGTCCTTTAAATTTGTAAATGAAATAAATCTACCGCTTACAAGCTTTGGAAACAACATCTCAAAATCAGATGTCGTAAAGATTGCGATTGATAGGATAGCAAGCCAGTGTGCAAAACTAAAACCAAGATACATAAAGAAAGCGAACGATAAGACAGTTACGGAGAAATCTGGCAAACTGTCTTTTATTTTAAAGCATCAACCAAATGAGGTCATGACCCCTTATCAATTTATCTATATGGTGATTACGACACTACTCATGAATGACAATGCATTTATCTATCCAATGTTTGATGGTTCAACCGGTGAAATCAAAGCACTTTATCCACTTAAACCCTCGATCGTTGAACCAATCATTGATTCTGGTGGCAGCTACTACTTGAAGTTTAGTTTTGATACTGCAGATTCCTTCACGATTCCATATGAGAACATTATTCACATTAAAAGGTTTTATCATACGAATCAGATCTTTGGTGGATCAAGTTCTAAAGGTGACCAAGAAGCACTCTTGAAAACAATACAAATCAATGATAATGTGCTTCAAGGTATCGATAATGCTCTCAAAAGTTCCATGCAGATTAAGGGACTTCTTAAAATGAGTGCTATGTTAAGTGAAACAGATAAGAAAAAACAACTTGATTCATTTAATGAGATACTGAAAGAGTCCATTAGAAATAAAGGTAGTTCAATTATTCCTGTGGATTTAAAAGGTGATTATGTACCTTTAACAACAGATCCAAAGCTAATAGATAAGGACACCCTAGAGTTTTTACAATCAAAAATCCTAGATTACTTTGGTGTATCAGTTCCAATCTTTCATTCCAAATATACAGAAGATGAGTTCAACTCATTTTATGAACAAACCATCGAGCCTTTAGCTATTCAAATGTCTGAGGCTTTTTCTTTAGGATTACTTACTCAAAATGAAATCATGCGTGGTGAAGAGATAATCTTTTACAGCGAACGACTTCAATACGCATCCTGGAACACAAAGGTTACAGCGATTGAAAAGCTCATGGGTTTAGGCATTATGTCACTGAATGAATCAAGAGGGTTGTTGGGACTTGAACCAGTAGAAAACGGGGATAGAAGATTACAATCACTCAATTACGTCGATGCTACTAAGGCAAACGAATATCAAGTAGGGAAGGATGATTTAAATGAAGGTAACAATAAATGGTAAGGTTTCAAAAGAGGTATTAAATACGGTCTTAGAAGAACAGAAAGACAAGATTAATACAATCGAAACCTTTTGTAAGACACACAAGATTAGTGAGTTTTCATACAAGGACAATGAACTTGAATATGTGTATGAAAAGCAAGCAACAAAACCTAAGGAGGTTGAGAAACGATGAAGAAAGAAACCAGAATAGCAGAAGTTAGGCTAGAAGAAACCGATGACAAGATGATTTTAGAAGGTTATGCAATCGTTTATGATGAGCCCACTTTAATAGGTGATGAATCCTATGGGTTTATCGAAAGTATTAGTAGAAGTGCAATC